TGATGGTGGAACGCCGTCTCAAGTTGAGTACGCCAAGGTTGAGGGTTCGATTGTCGATCCAACAGCAGCAGCTGAGGACGGCAAAATCGACCTAAAGGTGATGACTGCTGGAACGTTGACCAGTCAGGCAGCAATCACCTCAGCAAATGTCACGCTTGGTGTGCGTCCCATTCTTCCAACGCATACGCCTGCATCTGCTTCTGCTACTGGAACGGCAGGTGAAGTGGCTTGGGATGCGGATTACATCTACATTTGCACTGCAACTGATACCTGGAAGCGCGTTGCGATCAGCACTTGGACTTGATTGCTGATTCAAGTAAACTGCCTTTATTGATGGGATCCCATGGCAAACGTCAAGATCACAGAGCTAACAGCTCAAACGACAACGGCGGATGCAACTGATGTGATCCCTGTTGTTGACGTTGCTGCAAACGAGACAAAGAAGATTACGGTTGCAAACCTGATTACGGCTCAGGCGCGGACGTTTACTGCAGGACAGCGTGGAGAGATCACAACGCTGACAGATGGGGCAAACATCAGCGTGGATTTGGCTGCATCAAACAATTTTGTCGTCACGCTTGCCGGGAATCGCACGCTTGATAACCCGACAAACATTGTTGCTGGGCAAAGCGGTTCGATCTTTATCGTTCAAGATGGAACGGGTGATCGCACTCTTGCGTATGGCAGCTATTACGACTTTGCTGGTGGAACGGCACCGACGTTGACGACTGGTACGCCTAGTGCTGTTGATCGGATTGATTACATCGTCCGAAGCGCCACGTCTATCCACTGTGTTTTCACCGCTAACTACTCATGAGCATCGTTGGTTCTAACGCTCTTGCTGGCGCGTCTGGTCAGTCTGCTGGTGGTGGTGCTGGTGGTTATGAGATTTCAAGAAGCGTCCGACTAAATTCAGCGGATTCAGCGTATTTTTCTAGGACTCCGTCGTCTGCATCCAATCGCAAGACCTTTACTTGGTCTGGATGGGTAAAAAGAACTGTACTAGGGGCCGATAAATTTATTTTTTCGGCAGGGTCGGACCCTGCAAATTTTCACTACTTGCGATTCACGACAAGCGATACGCTTGAAGCAACAGAAAAGATAAGTGACTCAGTCCAGTCATCTTTAATCACAAGCGCAGTTTTTCGTGATCCTTCAGCGTGGATGCACATAATTTATGTGTACGATAGCAGCCAGGCAACTGCTGCTGACAGGCTGTCTTTGTACGTTAATGGAGTAGAAATAACAGCTTTTGGAACGAGTACGTATCCATCGCAGAATCATGATTCATATATTAACAGCACATCCAATCACTTTATTAACGCCAGACCCAACCCAGCTGGTTATGCAGATCAGTACCTAGCCGACGTTCATCTCATCGACGGTCAAGCACTTGCTGCGACTGACTTCGGTGAATACGACGACAACAACAACTGGAATCCTAAGGATACATCTGGTTTAACATTTGGAACGAATGGGTTTAGATTGAGTTTCAGCGACAACACAAGCACAACAACAATCGCGGAAGATAGCAGCGGAAATAATAACGACTGGACCGCTAACAACATCAGCGTCGCTGCAGGTGCAGGTAATGACAGCCTGATTGACACGCCGACGAATTACGAAGCAGATTCAGGAGAAAACGGTGGGAATTACTGCACCTGGAATCCTCTTGATATGGAGACAGGTGTTATCACCTTGTCTGAAGGCAACTTGAAAACAGTCACCACAAGCAGCACAGGTGATAATGTTCGCGGCACGTTTGGTTTTTCTTCGGGAAAGTGGTATTGGGAATGCACAGTTACTGACTTTTCTGGTGGCTTTGATATTGGCTTTGCAACCCCAGAATGGGATCTTACTGCTGGTGATGTAGGAAGTGTTGCAAACAGCTGGTCAGTCAGCGACAGTGGAACAAGCAAGAATCAAGGCTCAAATACAGGTTCAGCGACATCAGCGTTCAATTCAACAGGAAAAGTTATTGGGATTGCATTCGATGCCGATGCCGGGAGCGTTAAATACTTTATTGATGGCACCGATCAAGGTGTAATTTTTTCTGGGCTAGATACCAGCAAAACCTACATGCCAGCTATTTATTTGCGTGTTGCAACTACAGGCGGCATTTGGAATTTTGGGCAGCGTGGTTCGTACACCTACGCTCCACCTTCAGGTTACAAAGGGCTCTGCACAACGAATCTACCGGACCCAACGATTGCCGATGGTTCGACGGCGATGGATGCAAAGCTCTATACCGGCAATGGTTCAACGCAGACTATTAGTGGGCTTGACTTCTCGCCTGATTTAGTGTGGATTAAAAACCGTGCTGCGGCTGACAACCACAAGCTGCTTGACACGGTGCGTGGTGCCACCAACGAGCTTGAAAGCAACACCACTGATGCCGAGGCCGCTAACGCTGATGGTCTGACGGCGTTCAACTCGGATGGTTTTGCGCTGGGTGCTGACGTTGAGTACAACACCAATTCGGAGACTTATGTTGCTTGGGCTTGGGACGCTGGAACGTCAACGGTCAGCAACACTGACGGCAGCATCACTTCTAGTGTCCGCGCCAATGCGTCTGCTGGGTTCTCGATTGTTAGCTATACAGCGCCAAGTTCAGGAACGTTTACGGTTGGGCATGGATTAAACGCCGCGCCAGGATTAATTATCAGTAAACACACCAACAGGACTTCCGATTGGTACGTCTGGCATTCTGGTTTTACAAGTGAAGACGATTACATCAACTTGAATAGCACTGCTGCAAAGGGTACTGCGACAGATTTCTGGGGCACGAGCGCACCTGGAAGTTCCACTTTTGGTGGGACAATCGGCACTAGCCATACAGCTAGCGATACTGATATTGCCTACTGCTTCGCCCCAGTCGAAGGCTTTAGCGCGTTTGGTTCGTACACCGGCAACGGGAATGCTGATGGTCCGTTTGTGTTTACCGGATTCAAAGTGGCTTGGTTGATGATCAAGAATGCGTCTACCGGTGGTGAGACTTGGACGTTGCACGACTCCACAAGGGATGTTGATAATCCAGCTGAACACCGTCTGCTGCCAAATTCTTCAAATGCTGAATCGACTGGAACTTCAGCCCGATTTAAAGATCTTTTGTCTAATGGATTTAAAATACGCGGTACCTCAGGTGAGCAGAACACAAACGGCGACGTTTACATCTACGCCGCATTTAGTGAGCATCCCTTCAAAACCGCCCGTGCGCGGTAATCTTTAACCATCGCCACCACGGTCATGTTCACTGTCAGCGGCCAAACAATTAAATACGATCGCGCTTGGACGCACCCTGACACAGGCGTTCAATATCCAGCGAACTGGTTGCGCCTAACGAGCCTTGCTGAAAAGCAAGCTGTTGGTCTCGTCGAAGTCACCACAAGCCCTGATCAGGTTTATGACCAGCGGTTTTATTGGAATAGCTCGACACCTAAGCAGCTGAATGATGAGCCGATCCTTGATGAGGATGGCAACGATACCGGCAAAGTTCAAACCGGTTTAAAGACACAGTGGAAGAACACGCAGGATGAGATTGCCGCAAGCCTGCTTGCTCCATCTGATTGGCGCATCATCAAGGCCAAAGAAACCGGCACCAACATTCCGTCTGTTTGGAAGACGTATCGCGCTGCTATCCGTACAGCGTGCAACACGCGCCAAGCCGAGATTGACGCTTGTGCTGACGTGCCAGCATTAAAAGAGTTGCTGTTTGGTGCGGCAACGATTGAACAGCAGCAGACTGATGCTGATGGCAATGGTGTCGTCGATGATGACGGCAACCCAGTGATGGAGACTGTTGCCAACCCAAACATTGCTACTGCGTGGCCTGATGAACCGTCCTGACCCAATGATTCCCAGCAAGCCTGGAGCGGAGGACGTGGAAGCAATGAGCAACCGCGTTCAATGGTTGAACGAGCTTTATGTGTTTGACCGTCGTAATGATCCTGATCATCCGATGCGTGGTCTTTACACGGGTCTTACCAAAAAATACCAACAGTTTCGTGGCTGATGGCGAAGTCACTTAACGGGCAAAATTTCGTTCCTAACAAGCCAAAAAAATCTAGACAGGGCAATGGACAGCACTCGAAAGTGTCACACGGCCGAAAGAAGTATCGTGGGCAGGGAAAACGTTAATCCTCTTCCAAATGATCAAACCAATCGCGATCGCTGTTTCTGGTGTTCTCGCTGGTTCAGCTGCATTGGCAGGCCCCTATGCCAACGTTGAGAATAACGCTGGATACCAAGATGGCTACTTGGGCTCCACCACTGACATCCATGTTGGATATGAAGGTGGGGATGGCGTCTATGGCTTCTACCTGCAAGGCGGTCCTGCAATCGTTTCTCCTGATGGTGGCGACGTTGACATGGAACTGTCTGGCAAGATCGGTGGCAGCGTGCAGGCCACTGAAAATTTCAGTGTCTACGGCGAGCTGAGCTTCATCACGGCAGAAGACGATCCTGCCGTTGGAACCAAAGTTGGTGCCAAGTGGAATTTTTGATTAACCTGAGATAGGTTGCACCTGTGCCCCCTTCTGGTCTCACACAGCAGAAGGGGTTTTTTCTTGCCATGCAAAAGCTTTTCAACGTGATGTCTGTCGCATCCTTTGTGATGTCAGCAGGCATGGTTGCTGGAACGGCAATGCTCTACAGCCGCATTCCGTCAATGACCAAGCATTACATGAGTGAGCTGAGGCTTGAATTGACCAAGATGGTCACTGATATGGTGCCTGGTCAGATTGATGAGGTCATGCCAGAGCTGCCGACAACTACTGGCCCAGCTCTGCCAATCAAGTCACCATTTTAGTGTTGGCGGTTGGATCGTCGTCATGAGCTTCCGGCCCGAAACCTTCCGCCTTGATCCTGTCAGCAAAGTTCGTTTCTGGCGCGGGTGCCTCAGCTTTTTGCTCAAGCGAGGCAAACCATTCGCGTAGCGCGTCACCAGTTGGCGTACCTTTCGGCCATTTGATCCACTTGAGGATTGCTTTTGGATCGGTAAACGGTCTGGCAGTTTTGCCTGACATTACGGTGTAAACAACAGGCGGTCCTTCGCGATGCTTGGTACGCTCAATCCACAGCTGACCTGCTGTAAACCGTTCTGATTTCATGCCAGAGATTCCTGAGATTGGGGTGCGATCTGTATCCGTTCCAGAGATCCCCGCATGGAGATCAATGCCACCACAGAGTATTCCAAATGCCCCACCCATCACGCTTCAGCTTGGTTTTCCAGTCGCGGATATTCCTGGCTGCGTTGAGACGCGAAATGCGCAAGCCGGAAATGAAGATGCTTACACCGATGACCCGCGTGGGAACGTGGTTGTCTGTGATGGCACGATGCCTTCATATAAGCCGCTGGATTTTACGCCCGGCACTCTGACTTATGAGAGAGCAAAGCCACCAGCGATTGATCCAGACATAGAAAAACCGGCTGGTGCATCAAACCAACCGGACAGTGTCTCTTCCCCGCCGAGTGCCGATCTCGACGTTTCAAGCGTAGCCAAGGAATTGCCATGTCCTCCACCTGACGCAATTCCTTTAGGTGCGAAGAACAAATCGCAAACTGCCGTCATTATTGGTTACAAGCGAATCGACGGTAAATGCGAGGCGATCTATGAACAACTGGACGTACCAACGATCATCGGCAATTATCTTCCTGGTGCACCTGTTGTGGCAACGACGGCCACGATTGCCGCAGTGGCGACCACGGCAGCCATCTTTGCCAAACCGTTAGGTGATTTTCTGCTTAAAGCCGTCAAACCAACGGTCAAAAAAGCAATTAAGAAGATCAAGGAGAAGTTGGGGCGGAAGATTCCTGTTGAGTCTGCTTGGCAGCGCCGGAAGAATCAGCGGGCTTTGCGTAAGTGATGGAATGGATGTGGGGCGGGGTTACGCCTGGGGGATTGGTCAGGACAACATCAGCACAAATTTTGGCGTAAGGCGAGTCAGGGTGAAACATGATGCCTTTTTGCATCAGCTCTGCACAGTTCTTGAGCCTGGCTAGTTCATAGTTGAGGCGCTTATCTGCCAATGCAGCGTCTAGCAATGCCACTTGTTTTTCGGCTGCTTTTTGACACGAACGGATATGACTGCGATCTAGCGGGACTGAGATCGTGGCGGTAATTCCGCCATTAATTGAGAAGTTGGTTTTTTGACCTGTGCGAACAGGTTTATAGAAAAGGACATTGCCCGGATTATCGGGCCTGCCATCTGGGACGGGATTGCCTTCCGGATCAAACGCGCCAACAAGATCGATAGTGTCATAAACCGGCTCGTTGTAATGCGATTCATACGGGTTAGCCCAGCTAGTTGTAGAGCTAAGGAATGGGTTGATATTCAGCGTTGCACCTTGGCAGCTGATGCCACCTCCATAAGTGTTAGTGAACTGGGTTGAGGGAATCACTTGAACCGCTTGGTTTGTGACCGAACCACTGCTGTTTGCAACTGGAGCGGCGGTGCTTGAGACTTGCGCTTGCGCTGGAGCGGTAAGCAGCAAAAGCGTTGCTATAACTCGCTTCATTGGGTGAAGGTGCTTAGCGTTTCCGTCAAGGATTCAACGTCGGTTGTGCGTTCAATCAAAGTGTGATTTACGAGGCCAGGGCCTTGAAGGGTTTCAATGAATTGAAAACTAGCGCCTTTATTGACAACACTCCAGGTGGGTTTGCTGGTAGGGTCAAGCCCGCGCCAAACACTAGAGATTCCATTGACGGTGTTTGCTGTTGTGGTCAGCCCCATCGGAGCGATAGAACCATTTGGCTCTACATTCGTACCTGAAGCAGCGTATTCGTAGCCTGTTCGATATTCGTATGAGTTGATTATTTCGTTGACCTTTGTCTTGGTGGTCGTAGTGGATTTAAGGGTGCCTTGTTGGAAGTTTGGAACAACGGGGATTGCCTTTGTTTCTGGGGCGGCAAGAGCTATGACGCAAAGAACGCCCCAGCTGATCCAAATTCCTGTCCACATCACTTGATGGTCAACTCTTGGATGACTTGTCCGATTGCCTGAGTGCCAGCGCCACCAGCTGTGATGGTGAGTGCGCCGTCTGTGGCGATTGTGCCTGCAAGGCTGCCAGCCACACCGCCTGAAGTTGTGGTGGTTTGGCCAAGCATTGGGAGTGAACCAACTACTCCGGAGGTGACGGAGGTCGCTGTTGGTGTTGCGTCTCCTTCAATAAATGATTCTGTAAGGCTAAAAGCGTCACCAGCAGTAGTGACGCTGTAATCGGCAGGAGTGTAACCAACAGCGGAACCGGCAGTAAGGGTGCCAAGACCACCAGCAGTGTCCAAATTGATGTTATTGCCAGATATTGAATACGTTGACGGAATCCGCGTCGCGACTGATCCGGCTCCATCGACAGACAGTGAAACGCTGGACTGGATTCTATGGGTGATGTCAGCCTGAGCTGGTAAAGCGGCTGCGAGGGTGATGCCCAATACCAAAAGTGTGCGTTTCATTTTGGCTTGGAGGTAGATGGTTCTTCCTTAATTGTAGGCTCCTCTTTTTTCTTTCTATTGTTCCCGACTGCTAAGCCAAAGGATGCTGCCGTGCCAGAGAGGATTGAAGCTGGATAGGTGGGATCGAGCGATTGCTTGAAGACGCCAAGGTAGTTGGCGGTCAGGATTGCCATCGACCAGCCAAGCAAAACGATCTTGACGACATCGCCTAGACGCGAGTTTCCGTCATCCTGTTCTTGGACTTGCGCTTCCTTGGTTTCTGCCATGATGAAGTGAGTGCTTGGGGCGGGTCATGGTTGAAGTCTGGGCCGCCGTTGCTGGCGCGTCAATCACGGTTGCTGGCTTAGGCGCTTCAGGGATTAGTCGTCAGAGTCGTCAAGGTCAGGACTCATTGATTCGACTAACTGCTGCTGTCGATAACCTGGCTGGCCGTTTGGATATTTTGCACAACGACATCAAGACAAAAGACATGGAAGTCTTTGCGAGATTGAACGAACTGGAGCGTTCAGTGGCCAGGCTGGAAGGGCATACAGATAGGCACTAATGTATTGGTGCTATTCAAGGCAGTCCAATGCTTTTGATTCTCAAGCCAATCTTGATGACCGCATGGAAATCAAGAGCGTTTAAGGAATTGATCGTGGCAATGCTGGAGAAGATTGTTGCCAGGACGGACAACGAATTGGACGACTTGGCGGTAAAGCATGTTCGTGAAATGCTCTTGCCTGACACAAGAGTTGAAAAGTAGGTAGTGTCCGGCATTATCCAACTGACCCTGCTGTTATTGGGCATGGCTCTCGGTCTACTGCCGTTTTTCCAATTTTTCCGTGGTACGCCCCACCAGCTGGCTGCAATTAAACAGCTTGAGGAGTCCTTGCCGCCGGAACTATTGGAGGAAGACGACGCTGATTGGTTTCAAGCCTGGAAAGAAAGCGGATATGACCAACAGGTCTACATGCCCTACTTCAAACAGCTCGATAACAAGACTGGAACGGGCTACCGCGAGTGTTTCAGTTCAGCAGCTGCGATGGTGGCGGCGTATTACAAGAAAGTTCGGACAGATGATGAATACAACAAGATCCGCGCCAAGTTCGGGGATACCACGTCAGTAGAGGCTCAGCTGGCAGCATTGCGCAGTCTGGGCTTAGAAGCTGAGTTCAGGAAAGACGGTGACGCTGACATGGTGGAACTAGAGATCGAAGCTGGCAGACCAGTGTTGGTTGGCTGGTTGCACGCAGGCAACATGCTTCGTGGTGAACCACCTATGTGCAGTGGCATGGGTTGTGGTCATTGGAGCGTGATCAGTGGTTACGCGGGTAAAAACAGCAACGATCCAGAGTGGATCATGCAAGATCCTCGCGGCTTGCCGGATATGGAAAGGGGCGGGCATAGCAACCCGCACTTGGGGCGTAACGTCCGAGTAAGGCAGGCTGCTTTCTACCAGCGGTGGCAGGTTGAAGGCCCAAGAACAGGGTGGGTGATTCTTGTCAATGAGTGATTTGTATTGGGTCTGGGCTTACGTCACGGCGTTGTGGACAACGTTGATCGTGCCGTGCACCACTAACCCTGCGCTGTGGGAACGCTGTTCACAATTTGATGAGTGGCTTGTCCCATGGGTCAGAGACACCATGGACATGCACAAAAACGGTGCTTACCATTCTGAAAAGTACATACTGCAACAATCCGATGGGCTGGGCAGACTGGATGCAGGTGGTCCCAACAACGGAAGAAGCTTTTGAGCTTGAACGTAGCGTTAGAGAAGTCAGCAACTGCGATGACGAGGAAGCATTGAAGATGCTCTGCTCTGCCCTTGTCAGACAGAGCTGGCATCAATCAAAACTGCTTAGCCAAGCAGTTGGCCGAATTGGAGAACTTGACGCAAAGATTGCTTGCTGGGACTAGCCTTGCTTGCCGGTGATTCTTGACCTGTAGAGCCTGACGCACGACTCAAAGTGCCAGTTGGCTTGCCAGTCGTGCTTGAAGTAGCGGACCATCCCGCAATGGCTCACTTCCCATAGCAGCAGACCGTCTTTTTCGACCTGCTTGATGGTTGGTCTCATAAAAAAGGAGCGCGGTTGCGCTCCTCCCTCGTTCTTACTCACTTTAAAAGTCAACGCTGGGTTTGTCAGCTGGACGAGTCTTGGCATCGCTTAGGGCCATCATCAGATAGTCGTTGCCGCTTTCCTTAGCTGTGCGGGGCATCAGGTTGGCGCGGAGCTTGACGCACTCTTGGCCTCTGATGTCCTCACAGCGTTCTGCTGTCTTGGCCCATTCAAAGAGCTTGCGCAGCTCCTCCACAGGCACATCCATCTGTGCCCAGAAATGGCCGTCTTTCTTTTGGTCCTTGTTGAAGTTGGCCCAGATGTTGAAGGCGTCGGGTGCGAAGTCAGGCATTACTTTCCGTTGAAGAATTTAGAAACGATGGTCATCAGTGCAGAGTTGATGATGCCGTTGTGACGTTGGTCGGCATAGTGCTGCAACTGTTGGGCTAGCTGTTTATCTAGCCGCACTTGGAAGTGCTGTGATCGGCGGTTGGCATCCGCCTTGGCTTGCTGTTCACGTTTTTTGTCGTCGTCACGCATTTGCTTGAATCCAGGCCTGGTGCTTACGGCTTGTGATTGCAGGGGCAACCTTAGCGTCGTCACCGAGCTTGAACGCAAAGCGGAACGACTTGCAGAAGTCTTCGCGCTTGCTTGGTGTCATCTCTTGAATGAGACCTATCAGCATTTGGCGCTCGTCTTCTGACAGAGGTTGATCCTCTGCAGACACCTCTTTTACAGCAGGCGCTTTTGCTGGCTTGGCCTTTTTTTCTTCGCGGTGAGGATTTTCAACCTCTTCGCGTGCCCAGAGCTGCCAGCCAAGGCCAAACTGTGCAGCGGCAGCCGTACACAGACAACGGCGATGGCTATCTGTTAGATCGCGTGCTGTGACCTTGTCAAAGGCAATCGCGCTGTTGCGATTGTCCATGACAGCCTGAGGGAAGTCAGGAGTGCGCTGCCCATTAGGCCCGGTGAAATAGCCGACGACGTAGGCAGTGCCGTTTGGAGCTTTCCAAACGTGACCACTATCGACGTAGTGGGCTAAGTGAAACTGAAAGCCTGGGGCGTGTAGATGCAGCAGGTGCATCGTGCGTGCCCAGTTGATGTAATCAGCCTTATAGCTGCCTGAACCTTTGGTGCTGACATCATCAGTGGTGATGACATCGCCAAGATTAGGAAAGGGCTGTGATGGTGATGATGGCTCCAAGGAAGTCATCTGTTGAGTACCTCTTTGCGGCGTAGATGGAAACGATTTGGCTGTCGTTGTTCAGCAAAACTCGCGCTACAGCGTCTCCAATGGAGTCAGCAACGCCGCGCACCAGCTTGTCTACGTCTGGCGTTTTGACGTGATACCTGGGTGCTGATGGCTTGAGCTTTGTGGCGTTCTTGCCGGTGCCGTAATGCGACAAAGGTCGCGGGAACACGAACTCACAACGCAGCGATACTGGGGCGTTGATGTCCCAATCAGCGGGCTTTGCACGTTGCGCAGCAGATGCAACATCTGAGCGCCAACTACCTAAGGCATGTTCGTTGTTAGCAACGACTCTGCTGCCAAAAGCTTTGACAGAGCCTTGCGGCACTGGTGTGCCAAGAACGCGGAACGTGAAACTAGCCGAGGAGCTGTGCATAAGCTTTGTCAATTGCAGAGTTCAGCAAGGCCTGAGCAAGCCTGGTTGAGCTGAGCTTGGATTGCTCGAACTCAATGTGTTCGCCGGCAATGCTGACACTAGTCATGTTGCCTTTAGTGGCTTCTGAAAGCTTGGCAAGCTTGTCAGAACGTGATTGGTCAAGGTGAATCGCGACTGATTTCATTTTTGAGTGCAAGGTAAAAAGCAAGCTCGAGTTTTGTGAGCTTTGGGTTTTGTTCGTTCAAAGCTGCTTTGGCCCTGGCCTTGGCAGCCTTGACGGTGTCTTCAGGCCGGGTGTTCCAATAGATCCCCCGGCCCATTACTTCAGCTTTTCGCAGGCAGGATGCCAGCCCTGCTCACAATGTTGGCGCTGTTGAGCGTCGAGAGTCTGAGTGAGGCTGATCCAAAAAGCACCGCCAAGCAAGACGCAAAAAACGGCAACAACGATGCCGTTGGCCTTGGGGCTGCGGTGTTCCGGGTCATAGAAGCCTGGGCTGCGGTCGTCGATGTGTTTCATGAGCGAACGAGGTAAAGGGCTCATGCGCAGCATCATGCCGTGACTGGTATGCCATGTCAACGTTTACCCTTGCCTTTCTTCTTTTTCTTTGGCTTCTGTTGCACTTGCTGCACAGTTTCCAAGTAGCCAGGGGGCTCAGGCACGCCCCCCTTGCGCAGGATCTCAGACCAGTTCACGCAGACTGCAAACGTTCAAGCATCCTGCGATGCACACCAAACTCAGGCTTGGATTTGCCGTTAAATCGTTCAACAGGCTTCCAGCCCCACTCGCCTTCAGGCACAGGCACCTCAGCAGTAGCCCAGACGTGATCGCAGCCCTTGCACTGGCGTCGTCGGCTGATTGCCTTCTCGCTTGTGTGACGCGATTCAAGGACGCAGATCCAGGAGCATCCGCACTCAGGGCATTTCATCAAAAGTCAGGTTGTAGGACAGAGAATCGGCCCCAAGCGTCTTGCCATGCGTCCGTGGCTTTCTCAAGCTCCGAGAATCGAACCTTGCATTTGCCTGGGCCAGCAATGATCGTCACCAGCTTGGTGACATACACGCCGTGATGACAGCTTGCAGCAAATTCAAGATACGCACCCAACTGCGGTAGTGCTTCTTTGCGACTAGAAACTCCTTCTTTTTTGCTGACAGTCTTGAGGTCAGCGATGTAGATGTCGTCGCCTTTGACAAAGATCGCATCAGGCGTGCCACCAACGCGCTTGATGGTGTTGACCAGCGGCTGCTCTACAGCAAGCGGCGTGATGTCCTGCAGCAGGGGCTCAGCAAGCAGTGTGTCGATCCATGGGGACCACTTGTCGTCATGGATGCTGCCTTCGCCTCGCAGGTGGTTGGCAAAGACCTTGTGGATCGCATCCCCTCGCGCCTTCCAGCCGTCTGGGCCGTGCTTCGTCTTCTCGAACTGAGCACGCAAGAACGGCTTGAGGTCGTGGTCTAGGACCTGCGTCACCGTGTAGGGCAGCCATTCGCCTTTGTAGCGGTAACGGTGATGCGGATCGCCGTAAAACTCAAGCCCTGCAACGGGTCTCAGCATTTGTGTCACAAAGGGGTTGCTTAGATGGTGCAAAGGTGTCATCTTCGGGCCGCAACGTCAACCACTTGTGCCATCAATTCACGTCAAAATTACGCCAGAGCAGCTCGAATGGGTTGAATCACAGGTCAGGCCATTCTTCAACAAGTCAGCTGTGATCAGGGATCTCATCGATTCAACGATTCAGAGTGTTGACAGTGAAGCTAAGCTGTCCGCGTACCACGTCGGTGCGGGAAGACCACAAGGTAACTCTCGCCCTCTCATAGGTACACAACCTTCGCTTGAGCAACCTCTCGGCGTCGCAGGGGCTCTGCAAATACAGCAGTCACTCCAGCAACCAACTCCGGTTGTTTCAGTTCGTGCCCAAGAAATTGAAGACGAAAAAAAACATATTGTTGTTAAAAATAAGATTAAAGTCGAAAAAGCCCGTAAATCACGCGCTAAGAGGGCCAAAGGCACGCCTGAGTTCGAGGCGTTCTGGAAGCGTTATCAGAGCTGCCGGCATCGTGCCAATGGTCAGTCCAAGCCCAAGGCCATGGAGCTGTGGGGCCAGCTTGTCCCTGACGAGCTACATGCAGATGACCTGATGCGTGCCATTGACGGTGCCATCAAGGACATTCACTCAAGGCAGGACGTTGGCGAGTTTGCATCGCCTCTGCCTGACTGCTTCAGATGGCTGCGTGATGGCTTCTATTCGTCCTACCTAGAGGAGAACACCCCTGAACAACGCAAGCCCTCCTGGATGCTCTGATGAAACTGTTTGAACCTGAAGCCGCTGAGCACTTCGTCTTTGCGACGATCCCTGTCAATGCCAAGCCTGGCGCTGTTGCTGAATACAAGGCCATACGCGCAGGCGATATGGAGTCAGCCTTGAATCAGATGGATGGGCGCGTGCGTCCTGCTGCTCCGTACTGCATGGGCCGCTATGACCATCTGGGCCGCTACTGCACCTACTGCCCGCCTGTTGAGGGCATCATGCCCGGCAGGTTTCTGCTGCACCCTCAGGCTGACGCTGAGTACAAGGCGAGCAGGCCTTATTGATGCAGCCACTGAATGACTTGCAATCCGTCCTGCGCACGCTGCGGGACGGCATAGGCAAGGGCTATTGGACGATGCAGGATCTTGACGTGCCTCCGCCTGGGTACGTCGGCAAGAACTTCCGCAACCTGTTGCGTGACCAGCCTGATGCACCCCCTGTTGGGGATGTAGGAAAAGTCTCAGAAGAACCTGACTGGTGATGGTTGCGCATCTGCAACTGGTATGCCATAATTAGTGCAACGCCGGAGACGGCACAACACCTCAAGACAATGTTCCAACGCATCTTCGACACCGAGACTTTCAACGCTGCTCTCGGCTTCGCCACTTGCCTTGAAGAAAACGTCGAAACCATCGGCGCTAAAGGCGGATTCTTCATCGAAAAGGTGACTGTCCGTAAGGCCGCCACCAACATCGGCAACACTTGGACCAAGCACGTTGAGACCCGCTTTGTGCTTCGCGACATGGCCACCAACGAGCTTCAGATCAGCGGCACCCTTGATCGCTGTTTCGCTCACATTGACGCCAAGCTCCTCGCCGCCTAAGGCGGGGGCTTGCCCCTTTGTCGGGGAGCCTGATGCTTGTGTTGATGGCACAGGCTGAAAGCTATACAACACCCTCGCGAAGTATCGAGGGAAAGGCAGGGCGGCTCGGTGTTGTCGATCCATCCCCCGACAACAACATTCCTGCCCTCACGCCATGAAGCTTGCTGACACCTTTATTGACCCACAAGCAGGTGCCCTGCTCGCACAGGATGCACTTGCTGAATGGCTTGACCGCTACCGCCTAGAGCTTGACTCTGAAACCGAGCAGGTCATCTATGAGTCAATCCTTGAAGCCCTCAAACGCGCAGAGCTGCGCGAACTCAAATGACTGACGATCGACTCCGCCAACAACAGCGGCACAATGACCTCAAAGCCTTCCTTGACTATGAGCAGCGCCTCAGAGACGCCTATGCCCGTCTGCAAGATCCGCACCCTAGAGGACGGCTGCGTGAGGGTTCAGGTAGGTGACGGCCCTGGTGCGTTTGTAGGCGTGGTCAGCTCTATGCACCTCGTAGAGCCCAAATGCCTACAGCTCCAGCAATACTGGACAAAAGCCCAAGCAGCTAATGGCAATACAACTCGACATCAAGTCTGAGCTGCCTACAGCTATCAAGTGGACGAACGAGCACACCAAGCAGCTCGGCTTCTCTGCCTCTCAAGCCATCAACGCTGTAGCGGCTGGCAAAGCGTTGCCAATGGCTAAAGGCAAAAACATCATCTCTGATTGGGAACGCTTCACTAAGCAAAAGCTGGACAGGCCAACGCCAAGCCTCGCCAAAGGCTTTGCAGTTGAACGTGGTCAGTTCGCGACCAAGCGCAGGCTCAGCACTCTGCTGGTCGGTAAGACGACTGGCTGGAATCGCAATCGCTACATTCTTGGCAACATCAAAGGTGGTGATAGGCCAAACACTTGGGCTGATCAGTTTTCAGAGAAAGGCACGCTGCCTGCTGGCACAAAGCTCGTGCCAACACGCAACCTTAAGCGTGACGCCCGCACTGGTGGCCCGTCCTACTCAGCAGTGAAACGACTGCTAAACAAGGCAGGCTCTAACCCATCAGGCGGCACTGGCACAGTTTTTGTTGGTAAGCCTGCCCAAGGCATCAGACCCTTTGGCGTTTACAAGGTGATTCGTGGCGGCTCACTGCAGGCCATGTTCATCGCTAAGCCAAGCACTTCCTACCCCAGGCCCTTGGCAAGGCTCGAATCAGTGGCTAACGCCCGTGTGCGTGCAAGCTTTGGCACCTACCTGCGCTTTGCCTTAGAACGCAATGTTGCGGCAAACGTCAAGGCAGGACGCGCAGACATGCGCACTGGTCTTTTTAGGTAAAACGTGGGTCCTTCTGGCGTAAACCCGTGCCGGTCACCCCACGG